ATCGTCAAAATATAAATAATATTTTAAATTAGTTCCAAACGGCTCGACATCTTCAGTAGTTATTGTAATGTTTTCGTTTAAATCTACACCTATGGTAACAATAGCATCCGCTTGTATTAATACTTCAATAGTGGAGTTAACTATATTATAACTTACTAATTCGTTAATATAGTTTTCACGCAAAAAACTTAATAATATTTGCAAAGTTTCATCAAGCGATGTGCCTATTGGAACTTCGTAAAATTCTGATGGTGTACTACCGTTAGCAATAAAATCAACTTTCAATTCAGTTTCACCATTTCCATAATAAATTAAAAATGAATCAACTGTAATTGTATAACTAAAGCCAACTACATCAATAATCGGTTGTGCGCTAAAATCTATTATTATTTTCTTTGCCATTATCCTAAACCTAAAGTTCCTCCTAAACGTCTATTCGCATTAATTGTATTGCTCAACACTCCGATAAGTTTTTGACCAGATATCTCAAAGACTACCGTTCCACCGCCACCGCTACCACTAAATCCACTTGATGAAAAACTTTGATTGTTTGCACCTGCTCCCGATGAACTTGATGCTTTACCGCCACCACCCATTGAATTACCTATTGAAGATGATTTAGACGCAAAAAACGAACCTAAAGCAATTAAAGCAACACCCGCACCAATAGCAGCATAAGGATTTAATGTTTTTAAAGCTGCCTTTATTCCTAATAAACCAACACCAACCGAAATTGCCATTTTACCAATTTCAATTAAAATACCTCCTAAAGAACTTAAAAGAGTTTTACCAACTGCACTTAATACATTATCAGCTGTTGCAAGTGCTTGACCTATTGCGTTTCCTAATCCTGCAAAAGTATCAGCAATAGAAGTAGTTATTATTTGAGTTGCTGAATCATTAAAGTTAGCTAAAGCTTCAGCCATTAAAATAGCATTTTCATTAATAAGCCCTGGTATTTGAACTAAAGACGATTTTATTACTCCGGGCAACTCTTTAATCTTATTTCCAAACTGATCAACTTGACCATTGAAAACTGCTATTCCATTAACATCAAATAAAGGAGCGGGGATTATATTGTTTTCTATTCCTGTTACTTGTGGTGTGTTAAATATTGCTTTAGCAGGTTTAGCTAATTCTTCTTTTAATTTTAATTGTGCGCCAACATTTTTATTTATTTCTTCAGTAAACTTTGCTTGTTTATTAGCGTTTGCTTCTAATTCTTTTTGGTTTTTAATAAGTTCACTATTTACTAATTCTAAAGCTACACTTAAACCACCCGCAGCTTGACCTGCTCCCGAAGTAGCAAATTTTTGAGCTTCTGCTAAACCTTTTTGAAGTCCAATTTGTTTTTTAACTAAATTTGCTCTATCTTCTTCTAATTTATATTGCTCTTGTGCTAATTTAACTATTTCCTCTGTTAATGCTTGTGCTTTAGCTCTTGCAATTAATGCTTGAGTAACTCCTTCAACAGCCGTTTTTACATCGCCATTTAATATTTGTTCCTTTGATAAATTGCCAAAATAACCGGGATATGTTTTCTGTAATTCGTCAACTGCTATTTTTCTATCTTTCATTGATAGATTAACATTCTGTGCTGATGCTACCAAAGCATTCATTCCCGATATTTCAGCAGCTGAATTTTTTACCGCTTCTTCGTTGGCTTTTTTTAATGCAGCACCAAACTCATCAAAATTACCTGTTATCTTATCGATAACATCGCCAACTGTCAAACCACTTTGAGCAAGTAAAGTTAATCCAGTAGTAAGAAGTGAAACACCTAATAATATACCTCCAGTTCCGGCAATAGATGAAGCCAAAGCTTTTAACGCTCCGCCTGTGCTTCCTGTTTGTGCTTTTAAGTAAGAGAAACTTTCAGCAGTTGCAGTAATGTTGTTTCCAATACCAATAATTCCAAATGGAGCATCTTGTGCTATTCTACTGAATTGTGTTAATGTATTACCAGCATTTGCAACCTTTGGAGCTGCCGATGCAAAAGTTTGTCCGGTATCTTTTACCGCTGTTTTAAGTTGAGTAAGATTATTTTTCGCATCCTTGATTTGCGAATTGATTTCTGTTGTATCTAATCCAAGTTTTAACCTATCAAGTTTAACCTTTGACAGTTCTTTTATATCAAACTCAACTTCTTTGATTTTCTTTTCAAAGTCCGTAATGTCCGCTCCAATCTCAACTGTTAATTTACCTCCTGCCATTATGCTTTTATTTTTTCTTGATACTTTCTAAATTCATTCATAAACCTTTCTTTCATCTCATCTGTTACACCTGACCTAACTTGCTTTTCATTATTCAAAGGTAAAAACGCTTCTTTACGTTTAACCATCTTTTTTGGATCTTGATGCGGTGCAATGTAACTTGTCCACATTAACTCCCTTAACTTTTGCCAATCGTATAAATCAATCCTTTTATATGCAAAAAGTCGAATTTGAAACTCTGCCCACGTCATATCGTAAACCGCTTCCAAACTCGACATTCTTAATTCACCAATGGCAAAAGAAATTACATCCTCGCTCCAGTTTATTTTTTCGTTACTATTTTTTTTTTGCTTTTATCTTCCGGAACATCCTTTGTTAAGGATTGAGTAAACGCTTGAAAAAACGATGTAACTACTTCGCTATCCATTCCAACTTCATCAATCCACTCCGCCACATCAAAAGCATCAAAGTCAGGAAATTCATTTCTACGTTTAAATCCAAAAGCACAACTATGATACATTATTAACGGAATCCATTTAAAAGGATTTTCAGCTAACTTGGCATCAATTTCATTCATCGCTATGTTTTCAGTTTCTAATAAGTTTCCTAAAAAACCTAACCCGAAATGAAATACACGCTCTTTTTCTCCAATAGTTAAGGTTATTTGTTTCATTAAACGTTAGGATCTGTTAATACTATTGCACCATCACCATCTAAAGTAAGTGAGAAAGTTGTAACCTCATCACCACTTCCGAAAGTAGCACTTAAATCAGTAATGTAAGCATCACCATAGTATTTAACAGATGTAGCATCGTCAACGTTTGTATCAAGTTTCCAAGTTACTAACGTTTTATCTTGTTGCAATAAAAACAAAGCATCATGTGAAGCTTTTGCATCATCACCACCAGCAGTAGTAGTGTCGATATATTCTCCCTCTGCATCAATCGAATAACTAAATGTGCCTGGCGTTTTCTTAACTACACCTGGAAAGCATTTAGTTGTGCTTTCAATCATTGCTAATGTTGTGTTTAATCCATTTGAAGTAAGACAAGCAACAGGCTTATAGGCTGCTGTGTCCCAAATGTAAAGTATTCCTTTTTCGCCTCTTATTGACATAATTTCTATTTTTTATATATTATTAATTTATTTCAAAGATAATAAAATTATTTATATTAATTCTAAATAAGTATTTTTTTATTGTAAAGTTAAAATAACTCGAATAAAGTTTCTATAAACCGTTTGTGTTGCTGTGCTACTGTCTAAATTACTTGGGAACTCATATCTCCGGTTAACAACTGTATAACCATCAATATTAACGTTTTCGATTAATGATAGTATGTCATTTTCCATGTCATCGTTAATTAATCTACTGCCTACATTTCCCGCTCCATTATAAATCTTTACAATATCTAAAAGAGTATAAGAAATCCATTGATAATTGCATTTAGTAGCTTTGTCAATCTCTTTGTCCTGTGTTGATATAATCACATATTGATTCGGAGTATCATTACCGGTTACTTGCATATCATAGCAATCGTAATCGCCTATTATAGCATCGTATAAAGCCTTCCTAACGTATTTATTTGGATTTACCATATTTGTCTAATACTTTCTTTAATTTCTCTAAATATTCAGTTCTGCCTTGTAATAATGCCGGATATAAATAAGGTCTTGGTCTTAAATTAACTTGCTTTATTCCTTTACCCTTAAATTTAATTGCCTGGTCCTTCAGCTCGTTAGGAACATCAACTAAACCACCTGTTCCAAATTCAACAAATGGAGCATAAGGCGCAATAACTCCTCCAGCTTCAACCTTCCAATTTAATGGATTATCTTTTACCGCTTGTATAGATTGACCTAATTTACCAAAGTTGGCCGGAGCTAATTGCTTTGCATTCTTTTCAATATTACGAGCAACCAATTCAGTAACTCCTTCAATATCCTTTTCAGCTTCTTTACCGTACTTTCGTATATTAGCTAAAACACTATTTAAGCCTTTTATTTCCATTAAGTTCTTTGAGTGGCTTGTATTTCAATATCAATATTATCCAAGTCAATATTTAAGATGCTATCAATATTATATATTACATCGTTATATTTAATGAAATTATATTTTATAGTTAGATCCAAATTGACTCTATTACGAACTGTGAATATAGTTTGAACAAGATTATCATTCTGACCATTCTCGTTTAATCTCGATGAATTTTTAGTTGTTACATTTGCCCAAATTGAATAATCCAAGTCAGTAGTAACAACGTTACCACCATAACCATCAGCAACCGTTGTTGTTTTCCACACTTCTATTGATTTAGTATATTTTCTTGGTGTCATTACAAAAATCGTCTGTTAACATCAATATTAGATAATACAAAGTCAGGAACGCTGTTCATAGCGTTTTTAGTTTCCGAATTATAAAACCAAAAGTTGATAAGCTGCAAAGCACTATCGATTAATTCCGAAGGAATATCCTCAACACTTGTGTAACCAGTTGTTAAAGTAACCATATTATTAACCGTTGGAACAATAGCATATAAAGGCCTGTATTCTATTTCTAATTCGGTTTCAGTATTGTCGATTGGATAATCGTAAACTCTAACTTGTTGCACTAAAGCACAATCTTTAAAATATACTTTATCACGTGTTTTAAATAT